TGCGCGATGCTTCGACTACTGGCGGCGCGCTGGGCAATGTCTCTAACCGCGAAGGCGAACAACTTCGCGATGCGTTTGGCGTTCTTAAGCGCACTCAATCTACGGAAGACTTAAAGCGCGGGCTAAAAGATGTTCTAAGAACACTTTCGTCAGCAAAACTTCGCACCCGCGAAGCCTTTGACGACACGTACGCATACCGCGAAGCTCAATCTGACCGTGCAAGTCAGCGATCGGCTACACCTCGCGGGGCAGCGCCGTCTGACGCAGCGCCGCCAAGCGGCGCATTTTCTGTGACTGCGCCGGATGGCAAGACATATACTTTTCCAACGCAAGACGCCGCTAATCAATTCCGTGCTCGCATTGGAGGCCGCTAATGGACTATGGCGCGTTGGCAAAACAACTTGGCGGTAGCGCGGAGCCAGCTGTTGATTATGGCGCGTTGGCAAAAGAGTTGGGCGGCGCGGCTGCCGTTGCTTCTGCGGCAGAAACGCCTTACCGCGCACCTTCTGCCGCGCAAGTGTCTACCGCTGCCGCCATTCCGTTTATCTCTGAGGCCGCGCGTAAAGAAATAGCTGCCGCTGAACGTGGTCTGCGGGGCGGAATTCTTGAGGGTCTAGGCAGCATTGGCGCGACGGTAATAAGGCCGTTTCTTGGCGAAACCGCGCAAGAAAACGCGCTTAGACGCGCCGCTATCAGCGAGTTTGCTACCAATGTGCTGGGAGCGCCGCCAGATTCAGCGGCTCGCACAATAGGCACTATCGGCACGCAAGTCGCAGGTACAGCAGGAGTCGGCCCCGCATTTGGCATTGGCGCTCGTGCAGTACCTATGCTGCGCGGCATGGCCCCGGCGCTTGAATCTGGCGGTTTTGTTGGCTCGTCATTACCGGCTCGCATGGCAGGCGGCGGCGTCGTAGGCGGCGCTGCTGCTGGACTTACCGGCGAAGATTTGTTGACCGGCGCAGGCGTCGGTGCTGTAGCCGGGCCAGCGTTGAGCGGGCTTATAAAAGCCGGCGCTGGCGGCGCAGGCGCGATGGCGGACACGCTTGGCATGGGTTTGGCCGAGCGCCGTGCGATGAACATTTTGCGGGAGGCGATTGGCGAGCAAAACCTGCCAGCCGCTCGAGCTGCGCTTCGCGCCGCCGGGACCGCGCCGCCAGATGAAGCGCTTGTCGGCACCACCCGCCCGGCGTTCATGGCGCTGGTTGATCTTGCAGCGAAAAAAGATCCCGACGGCGCAGTTAACGCACTGCGAGCGTTGCAAGGCGAAGCGCAGCTAAACGAATTGGCGCGGCTTGCAGGCGGCTTTACGCAGACTCAAGCGCGCACCACACGCGAACAGACGCAACGCAATCTACGCGAGCTGACTGCGCGCGGACGTGAAGAGGCGCTGACAAGCGCAGGACTAGCCGGTCGGTATGCGCCAGGATTGGAAACAGACGTGTCGCGGTTCCAAGGCGCTGCCGCCGGTAAAGTTGAGGATGTACGCCGCTTAGAAGCGGCGCGGCAAGCGGCGGAAAGTAAAGCCGGCCAAGCCTTTCCCATTGGCGGTGCCGGACTTGGGCGGCCAGACCTTACAGGTCAGCCTCGCGTACCTGGACGATATTCGTACTCGGCAGAACTTGAGCGCCTTGCAGATAAAGCAATGACTGATGCTGCGCAGGGATCGCTTAATTTTGGCGAAGCCGCACGATTTGCTCAATATCAACTTGACAGTCTTGCCGCTGAAGGTTTGCAGCCCCTTAAAACTGACGTTGTGGTTGACAAAATTAAAGCGCTTGCATCTAAGACTGAGACAGCTGGCAACAGAGAATTTGGGATTGCGCTCAATCGCGTCGTTAACGACATAGAAAAATGGACTAACCAAGGCGGCGTTATATCGCCTGAAGCGCTTGAGGCTATTCGTAAGAATTCCGTCGCCAGCACCATCCGGCGGCTGTTTCCCGACCCAGACTCTGAAGCGGCGCGTAAGGTTGCGGCTGGCGTACTGTCAGACATCAAGCCCATCATTGATGACGCCATTGAACAGGCCGGCGGCACAGGCTGGCGTAACTACTTGAAGACTTTTCAGTCAGGCATGGCTGAAGTTAACCAGCAGCGCGCCGCCGCTAAGGCGTTGCAGTTGTTCAAGGATTCGCCTGACGAGTATGTCAAACTGGTGCGCGGCGATCGGCCAAAGGACATTGAGAAAATTTTTGGCGTCGGCAGTTACGATGTTGTCAAAGAGATGGGGTCGCGCTATCCGACGCTCAGCAAAGTTGCAGAGCAACTGGAGAAGCGCGGCGCTGTCGAAACAGCGGTCAAACAAGGCCGCGAGCCGATTGAAGACATACTGCAACGCAACAAAGGACTGTTCAAGCTGCCGGCGTTCTTTGACCCAACGGTTACAGCGGGCAACCGCGTCTTGTCAATCTTGGGCGCAAAGGTTGACACCAAGACGATGGACGTCCTCATCAAAGCTATGCGTAGCAATGAAGACTTGCTGACCGCGCTTGATCGCGTGCCTGCGGCCAAGCGCAATACGGTTCTCAAGGCGCTGTCAGACGACCGGACTTGGATACCGGCAGGATCCGCAGCAACGGCAACCACGACTGTATCAGGACGAGATTAATGGCAACTGCTAACGAACTGGAGGGTCGCTTGAACACGCACGAGGCTGTTTGCGCGGAGCGCTGGACTGAGACGATTCTGCGCATCAAGCGCCTAGAGCATATTTTGATTGCGGGGGCCGGAACTATTATTCTGTTGCTTTTGGGGATTGTTCTGAAGGTTCACTGATGCTTGATCCGATCAGTCTGTTAGCGACTGCGACTGCCGTCTTCAACAGATTGAAGAAGGCGGTTGAGCTGGGGCGCGAGGCCGGGGATGTCTTCGGTCAGCTCGGCAAGTGGGCAGGCGCGGTCAGCGACCAGCAAGAATGGATGTTCATGGTCAATAGGTGGCCTAAATGAACTACATCCTTGCTATCGTGATGATCTTGACAGCAGTTCTGATGTTAACCCTTGCGGAGGTTGCTAAATGATTCCTGTCATTGCGGGCATCGTCTCGACGCTTATCCAGAACAACCTGCCCAAAGTTGCGCAAGCGGTCGTGGACAAAGGGCTTGATTACGTCCAAGAGAAGACTGGCGTAGAGCTGAAGCCTGATATGTCAGCCGAAGACATCACACGCTTGCGTGAGCGGGCGATGCAACATGAAGAGTTCATGGTCGAGCAGGCAAACAAGAACACCGCTAACGCGCGCGCCATGCAGATCGCCGCGCTGGTAAACGGCAACGGGATTAGCCGGTCGTTCGTCTACATCTTGGCAACCTTCTGGTCGTTGGTCGCTGCGGGCTACATCTTTTTGATCACGATGGTGACAATTCCTGAAAGTAACGTGCGCTTTGCGGACACGGTATTGGGGTTCATCCTAGCTACTGTCGTGGCAACTATTCTAAATTTTTTCTTTGGCTCGAGCGCTGGGTCCAAGGCAAAGCAAGAGACCCTTGAGGCGAAGAAATGAAGTCAAACTGGGACGCCGCGCTCGATGCTGTGTTGCATCACGAAGGTGGGTACGTCCATCACAAAGATGACCCCGGCGGAATGACCAATCTAGGATGCACCAAGACGACCTGGGAGAAGTGGTGCGGCCATCCGGTTGATGAGGCCGACATGCGCGCGTTGACGCCTGCTGACGTAGCGCCGCTGTACAAAAACAAGTATTGGGACAAGGTCAAAGCTGACGAGCTGCCAGCGGGCGTGGACTACGTAGTCTTTGATACTGCTATCAACAGCGGCCCAGGCCGCGCGGCCAAGTTCTTGCAAGAGGCCATCGGCACCACGCCGGATGGCGCGATCGGCCCGCTGACCTTGCGAGCCGTCGCGGCCATGCCGGCAGCGGACGTGATCAACACTTTCCAAGATCGCCGTCTGGCGTATCTACAGACACTGCCCACGTGGTCCACGTTTGGTCGGGGTTGGGGGCGACGCGTCGAAGAAGGTCGGGTTCTGGCGCTACAGATGTCTCAATCAGCTTAGCGATATACCACTGCGCCTTGCGCAGATCCTCAACGCCGTTCTTCTGCTTCCAGCGCCACAAATACTTGATGGCGTTGGCCGTGCAGACGGCGTCTAGCCCCTCGAGCCCTGCGGTTGCTGACGCTAGCGCGTCGATGCACTCCACGCCGCCACGCGTGTAGTGCGGCGGATGGTTGACCATGTCTACCATTTTGCTTCTCCAAGTTCAGTCTTCATATCCTCGTACTGATGGGTACGAGTTTTGCATGGGTCGGTTGTAGGCGGCGCGTCGTGAAGCTGGTGGCGCGGGCGGTGCGTCGTCCAGTTCGGAAACGGCCATGCACCCAACGCGTTTGAGTCGCCAGGTGTAGGGGCGGCGTCCAGATTTGGTGTCTGTAGCCAAGACGACTTCGAGTTTCCCTTGGTTTTTAAGTTCATTGAGTACCTTGATGATCGTGGACTTTGATTGAATGAAGTAGTCTGACAAAAACTGCGCAGTCACGGCGCGTTTGTGGCCGCTGAGATACCGCCAGACCTTATCTTTGGTTGTCATGTCTACTCTCACTTTGCAAGCCGATCTGATGGCGCAGCAAGCGTGCTTCCACGACCGTCGCCGCGCAGATGTCTCGAGCGCGTTCCATGTCGTTGTCCATGATGGCCTGCCAAATCTCGTCCACCATGCGCTTCAAGTTCAGATAGCCTTCGCTGTAATCAACCACGTCCGACCTCCGATATGCGTGTTGGTTGCTGGGCGCGCGCCCACTTTTCATGGTACTCCGGCAGCTCTGACGGCGGCACCCAGCCGTACCGACGCCACGTCTTCTGCACGTCAGTCGCCACACCTACGGCGTAGATCGCGTCGCGCGTCTCAAAAGATCCAGCCTCTCGCGGGTAGTGCGTAATGCTGCAACCCGCATGTGCATCCGTTCGATCAACGATACACGCCGTTGGCCTTTCAGTTCGTCCTCGATCAGCTTCCATAGTTCCTCCTCGGTTAATGTGTTAAGCCTTCGTTGTAGCTCGCGCCAGTTCAATTTTCTTCTCCAAGGTTGCAATCTCCGCTAGCACCCGGTTAAGCGCGCGCTGGGCAGCGTTAAACTCACGCTGCCGTATGCGCGCCTCAGACCGAGCGGCCTTTAACTTCTCATTCCAACGGTTCACTTCAAAGCCTCCAGTGCTAGTGACGCTAGCTCACGTTTGTCCTGTAGCGCGTTCAGAATCGTCTCGTCAATCGTGTCCTGGGTCTGAAGCACATAGTTCCAAACCTCTCGCGTCTGCCCGCCACGGTGCAGTCGACCGATTGCCTGCTCGTATAGCTCCAGCGACCACGGTAGCGACATCCACACCATGCGCGATTGACCTTGCAGGTTGAGCCCGTGCCCGGCGGCCGCAGGATGAACGGCCAGCATCTCGATCTGGCCCGCGTTCCAGCGCAGGATGCTGTCGTCGTTATCAAGCGTCTGCAGGCGTGGAAAGCGCGCCTTGAGCGCAGCGAGTTCCGCCTTGTACTGATACCAAACCAGCATCGGCGCGCGTTGGTTCTCGGCGTGCAGGTCTTCCACCGCGTCGAGCTTGTGGAATGACGTCCAGACCGTTTGTCGCTCAGTGTCGTAAACAAACCCGCTTGCGAGCTGTTGCAGTTTAGACGTCACGGCAGCAGCGTTGGCCGCAATCACCTCGGCGTTGGGGTAGATCAGCGCCATTTCGCGCTTCATCTCGCGGTAGTCGTCCATCGGCATGGTGAGTTCAATCAGCACTGTGTTAAGCGGCGGCAGCCGGTCACGGTACTCGCCAGGCTCAAGCACATACGTCCACGGTTTTATCCGCTGCATGACCGCCTCGATTGAGCCTGGCAGCGCCACGTAGTCGCTGAAGTCACGGTTGATGCAGTAAAAGTATTGCTGCAGAAATGCGCCTTTGCTGCGCCCCAACATGCGCTGGTCTACGATCTTGCACTGACCAAACACGTCCTCGAGGCCGTTAGATGTAAAGCTACCTGTCAACCCCCACCGGATCTGCATGGGGTTGATGACGGTCGAGAGCGCCTTGAACCGTTTGCCAGATGGGTTCTTGAGCCGCGTCAGTTCATCGAACACGACCGCGTCGAAGTTCAGTTCCTGTTCGGCCAACCATTGCAGATTATCGTAGTTCGTCACAACAATGGACGCACCGTCATGTATCGCCGCGAGCCTGCGCGCGGGGGAGCCGACCGCCACCGCGACGCGTCGGCTAGGCGTCCACTTGGCAGCTTCTACCGGCCAGACCGACTGCGCGACGCGTAACGGCGCGAGCACCAGAAAGCGCGAGGCGTAGCCATCGGTCAGCATCGCGTGCATAGCCGTCAGCGTAATCGCGGTCTTGCCAGCACCGACTGGCGCAAGCACCATCGCGCGGTCGTTGCTGTAGAGGAAGTCAGCGGCTTCGTCTTGATACGGGCGCAGCTTCACAGCGGATCGCCAGCGTAAAGTGGAATCACAGGATCTTGGGCGTTGGGGCCAG